TCTTCCGTTTAAACTTAGTTGGCATTATTCAACCTCGATTTTATGATCCTGGAAACATTCGCGACAGTGACCATCACTGGTCAAACCAATATTTCCACACTTCAAACATTCCACATCATCATACCTAAATTCTTTACGATACATAAAGACCACAGGGGGGGACACGGTATAAACCACTTAGCTAGATAGAGTTCTAGCTTGTTTTATGTATATATTACTAGGTACGTAGGCTTATTATTCTTCTTCTTCTTCTTCTTCTTCTTCTTGAGTTTAAATACAAAACAGCTTTTTTTCGGATCCTGGTAACGTTTCACCCCTATTTACAAGCCAAAGAAAAACCACGGAGCGTTATCACCCCCCGATTTGTGGAATTTTGGTGCTTTTAGGTGTGTTACTTTTGCAGACCCATGCCAAGAATCTGCGTTTCCTTGGGTTTGACCTGCGTTTTAGCCGCCTCAGTGATGGCAGGTAACAGTTTGGACCCCAAAGCCTGAATATACCAGGGCTGTCCATCTAACTCCTTAGCAAAATTATGCAAAAGAGACAATCCCGATCCTTCATCCGAGTTTTTCAATTCTTTTGCGGCATTGCCCATTGCTCCAACCCAAAACTTTTGAAAACTCTCGCGAGCTTGAGGCAACATAAATTCCTCAAAATCAATTAACATCTGTTCCCTGATTTTTTTAGTAATCACATCCAGGGATGATAGTAAGGTTTCGTCACTTTCAGATGACATTAACCAGGACTCTATTTTTTTCTGGGTTCTCAAGGGTATATGCCAGGTGTAAATTCCCAAATAGAGAAAGAACGAAAGAATCCAGATCAGAGCAAAAGTTAGATCCGTCATTTTTTAATCCCAAGCACTTTATCTAATCCCGTTACAGTTAAGATCGAGGCAATCAGAACATCTAACGGTCCCGTTGATTCTTGGGTATGGCCTGTCTCTATCAGATCTACAACATCACCACCTAAATTTTTAATAAATTCTAATGCATAGTCACCCGTCACAAACCAGGAACCGAGCATTACACCTTTAGGAAGATTCAGATCTACAGTTGGGACTGTTTCCGCCGCGACAAAAATGTAAGATAATTTATTTGCTGTTTCATTTACCCTGGCTAATAAGATCCAAGCCACAGCAATAATGTAATCAGAATATCCTGTTAAGAAATTTGTTAATGCTATCCATTCTATAGAGTCAGTTATGTCTCCTTTCTTATTCTTTTTTCTGAACCAGGCAAGTAACGGAATAAACAAAAGAGGCCAAAAAACTTTAAACTGATCTACAAACTTTTTTGCCTCTTCTACTTCTTCCATTGTTGGCACCTGGATATTATCAAACGGACCGCCAGCTCCTCCTGGTGTTTCTGCTTCTATAACCATTAGACTCGATACCCCGTTAAGATACACGATATTGCCCCATTATTCGCGCTCTCTGTTGCCTGGATCTTAACTGTTGAATTTGGCGGTACTATGAATTCATACATTTTGGGTTGCAAACCAATATTATTAATCAGGACAACGAATTTTTCAACGAATAAAGCGGTACCATCCACATTGATCGAATAGCTTAGAATTTCTCCAGCAGAAATAGAACTCCAGTCCACTCCTAAAGTTACCCTGGTTAAGTAAAATGCTGACGGGTTCGTATAATCCAGTAGGGTGACAGCAGAAGAGGTGAGACCATAACTTCCACTCCACCCATAGATCTTACCGTCCTTAGCCCTGGAGACTGATTTAGATGCGGCCAGAGTCATGCATTAGCGGTAAACTCGACCAGTCAGTGCGCAAGTAGCATTTCGTGATGCACCAGCTCCCCACTTGATCTCGAATACAGTATTCCAGGGAATGACAAAAGAAACCCAGGGTCCGCCACCTTCCGCTTTAGGAGGTGAGTCGTCATACTGTCCCTGGTAAACAATAGATCCATTCATAGTCACGGAAAAGAAACGATCAGTAGCTCCGCCTGAATCTGTGAAAACGTAGCAGTCTACTACTGAAGTATATTTGCCCGTGGTGAACTTGAGCAGGGTCGTAGCCGCCGAACCGCTAGAAGCATCATTGACAATGCCCGAGTAGGCATAGCAATAATCCCCTGCTATCGAAAGACCAGGTTGCGTTCCGAGAAACGTTGCTATTTGCGTTTTAGCCATTCAAGACTTACTCGAAGTAAAGAGTTACAGATCCAGAACTTGCCGATGCAGATCCTCCAGATGCATATTGAATTGCAATCTGTAGATCTATGTTGTTAACTCCAGATATACCGAAGGCAACGGGGACCGACTGGAAACCTACACATGCTCCAGCATCCGCAGTATCTCCAGCTACTCCCATAATGGTGAAGTTCTGTTCTGACATATTAGAACCGAGTAAACGACAAACAACCTGATAACCTTTGGCGTTCGTTGTATCGAAGGCGCAATCAACCCTGCTGATCCTGGTTGATCCTTGTGGAACCTGGATATTACCAAGGTTGCTACTGTTCATATTGTCAGTTAAAGAAAAATATTCTTTATCCGTGGGCGTGCTATCGAACGATCTCTGAATAGTTGTTACCATCTTAGATTCTGAAGTAAAGCTTACTTCCTCCTAGTTTTAGTTGTGGAAACCGCGATCGTGCAAAGGCGCCGCCTAATGCAACGATACTCGCGGTAACTAATGTCTTTCTCCCTGCGTCGGAACTAATCATACTGATTGCGTTTCCAGCCAGGGTATTGAATGCGGTCCCTAATTGACCGTCGGTGACGTCCTTGATGACGCCTTCTGTGGTAACTGCAACAGGAAAACCATTTATTCCTGATGTAGTTGTTTTGCCTGCGTTCAAGTATGCCGCGATCGCAAGGCCTGAAGCCATGCCCGTAATACTTGGGTGTGGAATTGATTTCATATATTTACCTCTTTTTGGATTATTCTTTTTCTTGGAGTATGCACGTCGGGCTGTTTTCCTCACTTGTCCTTTTCGCGTTGAACGAGTACGAGCTTTCGAGGCTTTGTAGGACTTTTCGGAAATTAATTTGCCGTCGCGGAAATACATTCGACGGCCATTGGCTCCTTTCCGTGTGTACAGTCCGACAGGCACTCCCATTAATTTATGTGGAGCTACTTAAACGGGGTCAGTGGTTACACTCAAAAACTCTATACTACGATCACAATATACACAATAAAAAGCAGTTGCCGTTTGCATTCGGTCCATTATTCTTTTACAGTCTTTACAACGAACCGTTATTATATCTAAAATCTCTTCCCTGGCTTTATTCTGATAGTTATTCATCTACGCCTGGATATTTCATCTAGCATTCTGCAATGGTCACAGTCGTAGAACTTTCCACAATGACATTTCGCCCTGGAGGCTTCCCAGTCAGTAACAATGATCACAAAGAACTCATTCCAGGATAACGGCCGTCGATATGGTTCCTTGTCTGGAGATCTAAGACTTTGTGGTGATGCCTGGTCATGGATAAATTCTTTGTAGCTTTCCAACTTGGTCATAACTTCAGGGTGAAGCTTGATCATCTTCCGTTTAAACTTAGTTGGCATTATTCAACCTCGATTTTATGATCCTGGAAACATTCGCGACAGTGACCATCACTGGTCAAACCAATATTTCCACACTTCAAACATTCCACATCATCATACCTAAATTCTTTACGATACAT